TGGCAGACGGCATGGTGTTCGGCGCAGGTGATGCAACCGCAGCATCTGTGACATCATGTTACGCTGTTCGAACTGGCTTTGACGATGTTCGACTGGTCACGCCATACTCACGCGGCGTAAGCCTCGGTGAGACAATCGTGACCGAAGCGAATGATACGAACCACCCGGTGTACTACACACCAGCATCACTCTACATCGGAGTGCAGCTTGGTGGTGCGTACAGCGTGGGTCGAATCTGCAACATCGGTGCCAGTGCGAATGGACTGGACGACGATCTGATCAGTGATGTCCTGAGTGCCTTCCCGGCAAACATGGGACCGAACATGCTGGTCATGAACCGACCATCACTGAAGCAGTTGCAGCAGTCTCGAACTGCCACCAACCCAACAGGTGCGCCTGCTCCGTTCCCGCAGAGCAGTTTCAACGTGCCTATTTTGGTAACTGACTCGGTAGTCTCAACGGAAGCAGTTGTAGCCTAATGCCGTTTGATAACCGTACACCGCAAGAGAAACAGATTGAATCCCTGCTCAGAGTCCATCGTAGGAACTTTGGGACAGAGGTTGTCTACTCACGCGGTGCTACGGATCTGACGATATCGTCGGCCATTCAAGGTTCGACGAAAAAGGCAAACATTGACGTTGGTGACGAGGAACAGGTGGTCGAAACGATTGAGTGGCTGATCGGTGTAGAGGATCTCTCACCGGTCGGCCCACCTCAATTCGGTGACACGATAACGCGAATCATCGAAGGCACAAGTTATGTCTTCAAGGTGACCGCTTTGTATATGGGGGAGTCCCCGTGGGACTGGTCTGACCGAGCGCGATCCCAATACAGGATCAACACTCGGAAGGATGGTGCCAACGCCTTTGAGGTTTCTGAGCCGACAGGTTTCGACTTGGAGGGCAATGAGTTGACCTATGAGTAACGATATGTCTCTCGATCTAGATGGTCGGGCTGCTTTCCAGCGGATCGTCAAAAGACTCACAGAGACAGAGATCAAACGGGCAGCTGACTCAGCAAACCTACAAGGTCTAAAAGTAATCCGAGACACGGCGAAGAACAGGTTGCCTCGGGGTTACAAACGGTTGCGTAGAGGGATTCGATACACTCGGACGAATCGATCTGGGCGAAAACTTAAGCGAGTCCCGAAACATGGGCAACTGTATTACAAAGTTGGCGTGGGGGTGGGCGTGAAGCCTTCGGCCAAGGTCGGGGTCCAGAAAAACCGGGGGAAGAAGAAGGGCGTCGGCATCAGTGCGAAGAACGCACATTGGCCTATGCTTGGGACGGAGAACCGGTGGACGAAGCGCGGCAGGTTCACAGGCCGGATGCCGGTTCAGAAGAACTTCGCGGGCTTTATGGCAGCCACGCTCAGGGCATCGCGAGGCGGATACCGGAAGGCTGTTCGTCGCGAGTTTTTTAATAAAATCCGGGCCATTTTGGTCCGAAAAAGGAGGCGATAAAATGGCAAAACTCAAAGGTAAAGGCACAGCCTTTCAACTGGAGATTGCGACGGTTCTTACAGCCGTGGCACAGTTAACAGAGATCTCATCCTCTGGTGCGGAGAGTGAGACTTACGACGCATCAACTCTGGATCAGTCCGGTGCCGGGAAGAAATACTCTCAGACCGGTTATACCGAGCCTGGTGAGTACAGCATCTCTGGGTTTTTTGATCCGGCAACCATCGGTACTATTACTGATCTTCTGGACACGCCCGCCGACAAGAACGGCGCGATTGTGTACACAGACTCTGGACCAACAACGTGGACATTCACCGTGGCTGGCGTAAGTCTCGGTGTTAACGTCGTCCAGAATGATGGGGTCAAATTCGACTCCACCATGAAACTGGCCGATCTCCCAACCTGGTAATTTTGAATTGAGGTAACCATGCAAGCCCGACTGCTGGTGCCGCTACGCGCGACGCCGAACACCAAACCCGAACTGATCCAGACTGAGATTGACGGGAATGGTAACGAAGTGAAGTACGTCCCCGCTGGGACCATCATCGACCACCCTGACGCATTCAAACTTGTATTTGGCGGACTCGCAGAGGCTGCCGATGAAGAGTGCCAGAAAGCGGCAGATCGGTGGAAACCAAAAGGCAACATGAAGCCTGGTGCGTTGCGTGAGAGTCATGAGAGAATCATGGCCGAACACGCAGAGCAAGTACAGGCCATGATTGACGATGAAGATGAGGACCTGGATGAGGAAGGGGGTGATCAGGATGTCTGAGAAACTGCTCGGCAGGGACGCGCTTCTCAAGGTTGCAGAGGTTCCAACCGCAGAACTCGATGTCCCCGAACTTGGGGGCAAGGTCCGGTTCAAGGGGTTCACCGCAAAAGATCAGCTTATGTTCGAGAAGTCCTTTCAGGGGACGCGGGGAACTCAGGACAGGACGAAGGTTGAGCAACTGCGTGAGCGGTTGATCATCGCTACGCTGGTTGATGAATCAGGCAATAAGATGTTGACAGAGAATGACATCTCGGTGCTGCAGGATCAGCCGCAGTCCTTGATTGACACTCTGTACGACTGTGCCGCCCGCCTGACAGGTTATAAGTCCTCAGATCAGGACCTGGTAAAAAACTGAGGCGGGACAAACGCAGGCTAACTGCCCTGCGTTTGGCCCGCGTCACCGGGTATGTGGATGTCGATGCGATGCTGGAGTCAATCCCAGCATCGCAGTTCGACGAGTGGTGCGCTTACGACCAGATCGAGCCGCTGAACCAGACAGAACTAAACACGGGTCTGCTGGCAACATTTGTTGCAGGGTTCATGGGAGTGAGCGAGTCAAAGATCGAGGAACTGAGGAGAACCGTCCTGCCAGGCTATGAGCAGGTGGAAGAGGTTGTCCCGAATCTCGGAAGGAAGTCAGGATGGCAGTAAACGAGTCAATGGTGCTGCGTATTCGCGGCGATGTGCGAGACGCCGTCAGGCAGATCCAGAAAGTCTCGGATCGGGTTGACCGTCTTGGCACGCGAGCCAACAAAACGTCAGGCACCATCAAGAAGCTCGCGGGCAGTTTCCTGGCATTCAAAGCCGCAGGTGCGGCCATTCGCGGTGTATTCAGTGGGCTTGATATCGCAGGCCCATCAATCTTTAAGACAACCGCTGACTTTGACGACTCAATTCGGCTGTTATCTACTCGCGTGGAAGGGCTGGACTTCGGCAAGAACTCGAAGTCAATGGAGATTTTCACAGGCCATGTGATGAATCTCGCGCAGACATCCAGGTTCACCGCGTCAGAAGTCGCAAAGGCTGCTTCTTCCATTGGGCAGGTATCGGACCTGAAGGCCGGCGACATAGCTGACGTTCTTCCGGCTGTGCTATCGCTCGGTGCGGCGGCTGGCAACGAGGAAGATGGTCTCAGCCTCGACGGAATTGCTAAGTTGTTGCAGCGAACGGCGGGTACGTTCGGCAAGGAAGTGTCCGACATGTCAAAGATGTCGGACCAGTTCACCTTTGCAATCAACAACTCCAGTGCCTCTCTTGAGGCTATCGGAAACTCACTCTCATATGCAGCCACTACAGCGAAAGTCACGGGTGACGAAGTAGAGGATGTACTTGCTGTATTCATGGGGCTGGCAGATAACTTCAAGGAAGGCAGTCAGGCGGGTACATCGGTCAACCGAATTCTGGCTACCATTTCATCGAACGCAAAAGGGATCAAGGACGATTTCGGTGTCGATGTTACCGGCATGGGCGTGATTGATGCTATGGAGGCACTCGGTAAAGCGACCGAGAATGATGCCATGAAGATCCGCAAGTTGCGGGACACGTTCAGCTTGTTCGGCCTGTCATCCAGTGCTTCGATTATTGAAGTCATAAAGGACATCAAGAGATACCGGTCTGTACTCCTGAGTGATGACATTAAAGGACTTGCTGAGAAAAACGCCGACGCGCTTGAGGGCGGGTTAGGTGGTGCCATCCGGCGGCTCAGGTCTGCCTGGGAAGCGATGAAGATCACCATCGGCCAAACCTTCGCGGGTGAACTTGGTGGGGCAATGCGAACAGCGTCCGCCTGGCTCAATGAGAACCAGGAGGCTGTTGAGAAGTTTATGTCGGGTGTTAAGGCGTCTGCGTTTGCGATTAAGGAAACCATAAAATTCCTGGCAACACCGAATGAAGATGGAACGCTAGGCATTACCCGCGTGTTCGCGTTCTTCATCGATTCACTCTCCCACATGCTGGACAAGTTCCTGATAAAACTTTCCGGCGAGTTCGGAAAAGCGTCTTTCACAATGGCGGGGGCAATTGAGAAGATCCTGCCGGCCGCACTTGGTGGGAGGCATGCGGACACCATTGACGCTGATGTCCGCGCGAACAGGGGGAAGATTGACATTGGGGTGCAAAGGAAGCTGGAGGAAAGGCAAGCGAAGTTTGACTCAGACCATGCGGCTCTGAGGGGTGATGCAAGGGCCAAAATCCTCGACCCCGCATTTGCCTGGCTGAAAGAGATGTTTGCAAAGATAGAAGAGAAGTATAAGCAAAGACGCAAAGATTCAATCGATCAACTCTTGCGCACGCCACAGAGAACACCCGAACAGAAGGCAGCAGCGGCAGCCGCAGCGGCAGCCGCAAAAGAGGAAGCAATGCGTCGTGCGGCGAACAAAGCGGCACAGACTGCTCAGATGATGAGTATCCTTAAGACGATGGGTCCGGGCGTCTCCTCCAAATTTGGTGGGGGTGGTCAGCAG